CCCATATGTCCCCCTTCCGTCATAGCTACTATACCTTCCTAATTAAGGCTCCTATCATGGTTTCCCAGTCACGATCGGTAGCGGCCAGATAGCTCGTTCCAAGAACACCCCTTATCAGTATCATAGAAGAGATCTACTACTTCTAGATCAACTGCTTCCCCATCTACCAAATATTCTCGCCATGCACAGCCTACCTGATACTTAGTCCACTGACGGAAGACCATGATAGGAGCCTTAATTAGGAAGGTATAGTAGCTATGACGGAAGGGGGACATATGGGGAGGGTTAGCGCTGTGGAGATACCTGACTAACTTCTGATCCTTCTCAGAGTATTCCTCAGATTTGTTCCCATAAGAACAACGAGCAGCGTTTACTACTTTCAACCCTGCTCCCTCTTCCATCTTATCTACTAGTTCTACAAAACCAATATTGTCTAGTAGAACATTCTCTACCCTAATTAGATCCATCATCTTCCTCTTCTACACCACCATCTCCACAGCAATCATCGTCAGTAGTAACATCAGGGATAAGCCAATACCCCGAATCACCAGAGCTAGAGGTGAAAATATCTTCAGGGTCAGGAGGCTTAGGGGCAGCCGCAGTAGGAACACGAGGCATATTATCAGAACAGGAGAGCAAAGTTGCTAACCCAATCCCAAAAACCCCAACAAGGATAATAAGTAGAAGCGGGGATACCTTTGAAACCTTTTCTCCAGTTACTTCATCTTGCTCAGTCCAACTCATAATTTATCTCCAATTCAGTTAGAAAAATAGACCGAAGAGAAGGGACTTACTCGCCGTACCATGGATGGTTTTAGGTGTAATCTTCGGTCCTACGATCGACAAAAGGAATGCTCCTAAACTAGGAGCGAATTAGTGTCTTCAAGTTCCTACAACAGTGCAATCCTCAGTATCAACTTCCTTAGCTACTTCTTCAGGTACAAAATCACTATCTCCGAGAAGAGCTTTAAGAAGATTCTCAACAAGAGCAATACGTTTCTTATACGTATTAACCTCTGACTCGTTCAAAAGTCCTGCGGCCACTAGTTCATCCGCTAACTCAAGAGCAGACTCTTTTAAAGGTTTAAGACTAGTAAGGAGTCCTTGTAGGTCAGGATCATGACCATTATCAATAAGAACCCTCGCAAGATACACAGATTCCCGTGCCTTATAGACAAGGGTTTGGAACCTACGAGAATACTTGACCCAAGCCTGAGCATCAAGTACAGCCCTACTCTCCCACGCACTACCAATAGCCTGTAGAATTCCATCAACTCGTCGAAGGGTAACCTCATAATCACCCACAGGGTCAAGAATATTTACAGGATTTACCTGAGGTCCACCACCACAGCCTACCATAAGTAGACAAAGCAGACCTACCAAAAACTTACGCATTTTCACCTCCAACGTTTAGGCGATCTAGATACGCCTTATCAGATACCTCTTTATTCTCGACAGTCTCAGTAGACTCAGCCGCAGAGTCATCGGACTCGTCAGCTTCGTCATTAGTGCCTTCAACATAAGCGGTCATCTGCGCACGAATCTCATCAGGAGACTTATGCTGTACTAGCTCATGAATATCATGAAGCTCAGCAAGAATACCATCGATCTCCTTTTGAGTCTTGGCTACAGCAGACTGCTTAGGACGAGGAGCAGAACGGTCATAGTTCGGGAACGTGCCGTTAGAAGTCTTCTGCTCATCCTTGATTACCTTGAAATCAAAGCCAGTCTTGACATCCGTAATGTCACCATAATCTTCATCAAGTACCGTCTCTACGATAGTCGTGAAAAGCTTCTTACCAATTGAAAGAATCTTAACTTCATTCGTATCACGATTAAGGACATTCATGTAGTAACGCTCGCGGGGCTTAATCGCACGGGCAGTATCAGCCCACATAAGCTTATCAGCCTCGTTATCAGCGTTATTATGATTATCCCACATCTTGTAGTAGGTCTCACAAGCAGGGCAACGCTCACCCTTGACCTTTAGACAATGCACGTTATTACTCATACCCTTAAGGTTAAACCGAGAGAAGGGGACACGATGGATAGCCGTCTCAGCATACCATTCCTTACTCTCATCCTTCCACGGTAGAATCCTGACTAGGTTCTGTCCATCCTGAAGCTGCATAAACTTCTGTAGGAAGTCGTTATTTCCACTCCCGCCTTCCTTCTCCTTCATCTGCTCATACCGTTCACGTAGTCGATTAATGTCCATTTGTTCTCCTATTAGTTAAATGGTCAGTTATATTATAGTCGGTCTAAATTGGTTTTTGCCAGAAAAATTAAGCCGTTAACTTGCGTTTTTCCGCTGGAGTGAGAAGCCGCATCTCATAAGCGCCACTCATCATGTCAACGATGACATAATCTCCAGGAACCCCGACCGCTAAAGTCTTAGTTAAATCGTCAGATACAATTTCAAAGTTAAAATCTAGTTGATAAATCCTAAAGGTGGTCCCATACTCAGGGATGGTAAACCATTGGGTGAAGAGCCAAAGAAAGATAACTTCTTCGTCTCCGTTCTTGTATTTAGCACGAATCTTATTAAAGATAGTCTTAGGCTTTCCTGCCTTTACTCTATCTTTAGTGGTACTCGTAACCCGATCTGGTACACCAGCCATTATAGTCCTATTTCGTCTGAATCCCTTGGTCCCTCTTGGGAGATAGTCAGGGTACTCTTATTTACATCCAGTGGAATAACTCCCCCTCGGGAAGCATTCCTTGCCTTCATTATATAGGCTCGGGCCTTACCAATTTCATATTCTTCATCCGTCTGGTTAAAAGAGAATACAAAGTCTGCGGGGCGGATCTTACCATAAGAATCCCCTAGCTCAGCATCCGTGATTAATTTAACCCGCCTACCCTCTCGGTTAGTTTGAGTAGCAGTCCAGCCGAACATATTATATTCTTTTAGGATGCCTCTAAATTCGGCAGCAATGATCTCCTGCGCCGCGTACTCCTTTTCCATACTTGTGCAGGGTCGGAGTAGTTCAAGGTAATCAACAATAAGGAGATCAGGAACAAAGTCTTCATATAGCGCCCACTGGTTGAGTAGAGCACGAATATCGTTACACGTAGCGACTCGATCGGGATACTCCTTAATCATCAATCGGGCATTAGGATAACGCTCTCGGAACATACCCATACGTTGGGCTAGCTTTAACCGATTAGAAGCCATGCCTGAGATAGGAAGCTGGGTTATGATAGCGTCATATCGCTGAGCCACCTTATGTTCTGCCATCTCACAAGAGATGTGACCTACATTAAGGTCTTCCATAAGAGTAGCAACACCTTGGTTAGCCAAACATAATGACTTACCACGGCCAGGGGGTGCTACGACAATCCCCATCTCCTTTCGCTCCAACCCACCTTCTAGAAGCTCATTAATTCTAGTGATAAAGGTTTTATACTTCCTTGTAGCGGCTGCTTCTGGTCCCCACCTAGAATCTGGATCATCATAGAGATTAGTGCCAAGATCCACATTACGGTTAACCTGATACGCTGCCTCGATCTCCGCTCGGATGGCTCCTGGGTTCTTGTTCTTGATATGGATAACACTTTTCTTGATTGCGTCAACCATCGCCTTCTCTTGGGCGAATTTCTCAATAAGGTCAAGATAGTAAGCACGATTATCAAGAGACTCAACGGTTACTGAATCAATAAGGTCTAGCTCATCCTCGAAGTCTGCTAGATTAATCTCCTCATCTTCATCCTCAGCTTCCTTCCTACACTCTTCCAGGATAATAGGATTAGTGGGAAGATTACCAAATTCAATCCTGTAGCGTTTGACTACACGGAAAATAACTTGGTGAGCAGGATACTCAAAATACCCCTCTTTAATGAGGGGAGAAATATCTGCAAAGAAGTGTTCATCGTTTTTAAAGAGGTTTAAGGTTCCGCGCTGTACTTGTTCGTTAAAGGGGAAGGTTTTCATTAGATCTTTGGTCTTCCTAGGTCGTCTTCTTTTCCTGCCCTCTTATGGGCGTCGATAGTTAAGTCCTTAGCCTTCTTAATCTTTTCCTTGAATTCATCATCATTTAGAAGGCGTGGCTTCTCCGCATCTTTGCAACTAAGATCGTGACTGGGAAACCAAAGATCTAATGAA